ACCCAGTTAGAGTCCTCTGACGTTGTGCCAGATAGCACAGCCACATCTTTAGGCTGATCAATTAACTGAGAAGACAACACAGATATGTCGTTAGACGTGTAAGCATCCTCATTGAAGCTATACAAAAACTGTCTTAGTGTCTGACCGTTCTGGTCTATAAATAAGGTAGCACCGTCTAGTGACTTAGCCTCTAGGTAAGCAGAACCATGCTGCGTCTGCGCTTCACTGGTAATAGTAGAGGGGGTGTTACCCTTAACTAAGAACTCGCCACCCGTGGTAAATACTTGCAGTCCACGGTCAGAGTTAATGTCTACGATCTCTGTCTGTATTCTGTTAGTCAGGGTGATAAAGATGCCTTCATCGTCATCCCCTTCTTGGAAGTAGTAGTCAAAGAATATCCCCGACTTAGACGCGAACACACTCTGTATCTTAGACTTAGTGCCACCTAACCATAAACGACCATCGTGGAATGTACCCATGCGTACATAGCCGCGTGTTGCGCTCCACACATCTTCTTTGCGTGGTGAGCCAGTCTGCACCTTAGTAAACAGCGTAGTGTTGTCCTGACCGCCTGTAGTGGGGAATCCGCTAAACAGCTCGAATGCTTTTGTAGACTCGCCGCTAATAGTAATTCTGTATGTGCGTGCCCCAGTCCTGACTACATCAACACCCGTTTCACCAAACACAGGCATCTCTTGCAGGTTGCGCCTAATGTTATGCACAGTAGACGATTGTTGGTCAGCGTTGCTATCACCAGCGAAAGTAATGTTTTTGCTTAACACGCCCTCAACATCTATCTGGAACGTGTCACCAATCTCCCAGTTGTGCCCGCTACCGTGATCTAGTTCTAGGTCTTGTATCTCATCTACAGGTGTAGGACTTAGTGCGTCATCGTAATCAAACTGTGGGATGTTCAAGAACGGTATGTTGTCTATCTGGAATATACTGTCATTGCCAGAGACTATGGTGTGCCCACTGTTGATAATTCTTTTTGATGGATGTTCCTCGTGGAACAATAGCATGACGTTCTCTGTTTGCGCGTCACGCAACGTAGCTATCTCGCTAGACTTGTACGGCAGAGGTACATTGCCCACCAATACAGTAGCAGTAGAGCCTGCATGCGGAATGCGGTAGAACGCCATGTTCCCGTATGATGGAGTAGTGTCTGCGCCGCCTGTAGCTACACACAGATAGTGCCGGTCAGACTGTATACTAAAGTCAAACGTCTTAACGTCAGAGGTTGCTGTAGTCTCAAACAGAACATTGAAATCGCTAAGAGATACCTTCTGATTAGTGATGTCAACCGTGTCGCCTTCTCGTGCTATGCGGATATACATGTTCTCAAATACATCCGCAATTTTCACTCTAATAGATTGAGCTGTAGGCGTTACAATAATTGTATGCCTAGTAAGCCACGTAGTGTTGTCTGCTGATACTTGAACCCTAATTAAAGCCTGCTCATCGCGATCTACAGTTAACTTAATATCGTTAACATCTATAAAGCGCACATTCGGAGAACTGAGCGAACTAAAATCATAATGAGCTATTACATACGGAGATGTAGTGCCCATATTAGTAGTAGTCTCTGCTGAAGTGCTTGGGTCAAAATCGTTAATATTGTTTGTAGCAGTCCCTGATGGCACAGCAGTGCCGCCATTCGGCATTGTGGCAGTGAACGTACCAGTAACGTATGGCCCTAACTGAGCAACTGGCTCATCAATATGCTCTGTGCCTGGTCGTCTTTTAACACCACCCTGCGGTACAATGACTACGTTCTCAGCAGTCTGTAAACCAGCATAGTATTGATTAAGGTCTGTGCGGCCCTTTAGTAGAGGCGATAGCTCACCGCTAGTAAAGCTGGCTTGCAGGAATTGTGACTCAGCCATTAGTACCTCACATTAATAAATGGTTGGCTTCTAAGCGGCTCCGTTGGGTATTGTTGTGAGTCAGTGTAACGCGCCATACGGGATGCGTTCTCGTACTTAGCAGCGTTAATTTGTGCTGATGCAGCACTGTCCCTGATGGAAGGCGCAAAGTCCATTGCTAGTGCGTACTCGATCATCTTAGCAAAGTAGACAGGCCATTCACCTTCCGCTACGTTTGCTATGTAATCAACGTACAAAGGCCCAGATGTATTAGCATACACCTTGTCGCCATAGATTCTGTATTGTATTGCAGGGTCTAGCTTAACTACATTAATCAGGTCAGCAGGAAGCTGGTAGATGTTTTGGTAGTCATTGCCTACTGGGGTTTCTGTAGTCAGTGCTAACTGCGCTAATCGTCGAGCAAAGCCCCAGCGATACTTAGACATCTCAGCCTGCACGATGTTGTCGTACAAGTTGTTAGCTACTGTTTCTGCGCGTGTGTTACCACTTAATGATGTGACAGGCAGGTCGCCAATCAAAATCAAGGCGTTAGAAATTAACTTAATCTTCTCTGCCATACTAACCTCAGTAAGAAAGGGGGCCGAAGCCCCCATTCAGTTTTACGCGGTAATTACTGTACCAGCGGCACAAACAACGGTAGTACCGTCATTTGATTCAACATAGGAAATACGTCCAGTAGGAGTGCTTCCAGTAGTACCGATAACCAGCAGAATGTCGCCAGCGCTCAGTTCCGCTGCTGCGTTAGCAAAGTAGTTAGTGTCAGCTACAACCGCTGAAGTAGCTTCAGTAGTTGTGTACTGCCAAGTAGCACCACCGTTGCCAGAACCGCCAATGCGGGATAGATCAGATCGAACAAAAGCCATGATAGTCTCTCCTTATGCAGTCTGAGTGTATTGAACTTTAACCAAACCGCCTTCGTCGCGAACAACAGAGCCAGCCTTCAGCATGCCGTTACACAACCAAGAAGTACGCTCGGCAACCCAGTCGATCTCAGTCTTCATGTCGATACCGATGGCGAGGCCAACAGCAGGACGCTGGAAGAAGTAAGAATCAACTACGTTAGCAGCTACAGTCAGTCCACCTTCTGCGCGTGACTCAAGGATTACAAACTTGAAGCCAGCCAGAGTGTCAACGTCACCGTTTACGAGAGCTTTAATAGCCTGGTAGTCAGAAGAAGTTGCCTTCTCGTCATTCAACAGTCCGCCTAGACCCAGTGCGTTTACAGCAGCAAACAACTCAGAGTTAGGTACACCTTGGTCGCGTAGCTCAACCTGTGCCTTGATGACCTTAGCCATGTTCAGGTTAGTGTTGTTGCCACCTACGTTGGTGTTGATAGTTGTAGTCAGAGGAGTAGAAGCATCCATAGCATCGATAACAAGCTGGTCAGTACGACGACCCAGAGCACCAGCAATAGTGTTAGCCAGTTCCTGCTTCTCATCAAAGTTGACATCTTTAGCATCAAACATGTCAGTGTACTCTGGAGCATTCCAGTTAGTCAGAGTGGCAGTCTTGAACTCGTGCGCCACATCCATAGGAGTTACCAGATCAGAAGTAGACTTCTGGTTGGCAAGACCCTTACCCATACGGCGGAACTTGTAAGTATCGCCAATTACATTGTTGCGCTGAGTTACAGCACCTTTCAGCAGGCCCATGCCCTGATAGGCATGCTTGACCATACTGTCAAACTCTGTGACCGCTACGGCCGATAGATTTTTACTCATAATAATTTCCTCGAAAAAGAGTAAAGTAAATAGTTTTTCAAGGTTTTTGCTGAGTACCCAGTAAATTGGTCAGCATCCAACCTAATTTACTGGGCCTAAGAGAAAGGGTATCCAGTGGACAGATTATACCCCGAATGACACTTATGTATCAACCAATGGTGCGGTGGTGTGGTGTATCCCCGCCGTAATCGTGCATCATCTTCTGGATTTTGCGCTCATGGTTGGTATCTACACTGCGTAACAACTGACCATTCTCGTTCTTCCTGAACATCTCATTCTCAATGTCAGCCCATGTAACACCTGTAGGGCTTTCACCGCCTTGTATGGGCAGCTTAGTCGGCGCTGTAGCGGCTACTAGCATCTCAATCAACTGCACTGATTCTGCTGTAGTTACTAGGTCACGGGCTACATCAAAGTCTTCTGGACTCATATTGTTCTTCATGAACCCTTCGATAGTCTTGATGCGCTGCTGTGCGTTGTCCCCTAGCTTCGCCAACTCCTGTTCCTGCTCAACCTGCTCTACAGCTTCAGACTGTGCTGTTAACAGTTCCCATGCATCGTTAAATGCGTCCTGAGACATGTTGGTCTTGTTAGCAAACTCGGTCAGTTCCTCTAGCAAAGCATCATCAGACTCTACACCTTCAGGGCCAGCATAGCCGTCTTTAGGTGCGCCTGTGAATCCACCGAACTTCTTCTCTAGCTCTGTATACGCTTTAGCCTGTTCAGCTACTGACTTGTACTTGGTAGGGTTGTACCACTCAGGCATCTCGCCTGCACCCTTGATACCTTCTGATAGAAAGTATTCACCTTCACTTAACTCTGGCGATGACTGATCTAACAGGGTATCGCTTGTTGTTTCTTCTACTGCGGCCTGTTCTTCTGACATTAAATCTTCTCCCAGGGTAGGTCGATAATCTTCCTCGACTTCCCTAATGGTTGGTGTTTAAGTTTGATCTCGCATAACTTGCGCTGTCCATTGAGCAAAGCAAGAGTATTAACGTCAATCCATTCGACGCTTTTGCCATCACGGTTACACCGGAATGCACAAAACTTACTGACATAATCAAA